TAAAGTTTTGGATATGGGTGACATCGATGGTTCTCAAAACGTACGTGTAGTTATGCGATTTACTGCTGACGCTAAGTATGGTTTTGCTTCCGACGTAGTTACTTACGGAATTGTAAATTCAGCTAACTAATCAAACTAAACTATAAGCGAGGGTGGTGAAATATACGCCACCCTTTTTTGTTTAACATTAAAAATAAAAAGACATGAGCTGCGATATAGCAAACGGAAGATTAGAAGCGTGTAAAGATGCGATTTCTGGCCTTCTAAATATTTACTTTATTAACTATGGTGATTTGAATACATTATCTTCAAGCGTTGTTTTTGATGGTGACGACCAAATTACCACTTGGTATACTGCAACACAAATCAACCTTTACAAATACGAATTGAAAGGTGCAAATGGTTTTGAGCAAACTATCCAAACTTCAAGAGACAACGGAACTACTTTCTTTGAGCAAGTATTGACTATTCAATTAAAGAAACAAGATGCTGTAACGCATAAAAATGTAAAATTGTTAGCTTACGGACGTCCGAGAATCGTTGTTGAAACAAGAGACCATCAATTCTTTTTAGCTGGTTATGACCAAGGATGCGACGTTACTGCTGGAACTGTGTCTTCAGGAACTGCAATGGGTGACTTTAACGGTTATAATTTGACATTCACTGGAATGGAAAAAAGTCCTGCATACTTCATTGACTGCGCTGATGAGGCTGGACTAAAAGCTATCTTTACTGATGGTGCTGATGATGCTATTGTAATTACTTCTTAGGATTGTCTGTTAATAATAGGTTTAAGACCCTGCCTTTTTAGGTGGGGTTTTTTTATTTAAGAAACAATTTGAAGTGTTTTAAGTTAATAAAGTATGATAGTTTTAACTACTTCAACAAATCCACAAACATTTGCTTTAATCCCGCGAAATGCAGACTTCAATACAGTTGAAATAACGGATGACCAAACAAATGAAACAACGGTTGTTGAGGAATGGACTTTTACAGAGGGTGAATACTATTCTACATTATTAGTTGAGGTTGCCTTAGTTGAAAATCATTTTTATAATTTGGTACTAAAAGACGGAACGAATATCGTTTATCGTGATAGGATATTTTGCACTGACCAACCGATAGTTACATTTTCGGTTAATAATGGGCAATATACTTCAAATACAACTTCAAATACTTTTATAGTTTATGAGTGATAACATACATATTATTAATTTAAGTTCTTACCAAACGCCAGTAATTCAAGAATCCAAAAGAGATAATTGGGTTGAGTTTGGAGAGGACAATAATTACTTTCAATATCTAATTGACAGATACACGTATTCTACGACGAATAACGCAATAATAAACAATATAAGTAGATTGGTTTACGGGCGTGGTTTAAGTGCCTTAGATGCAAGTAAAAAGCCAAATGAGTATGCTCAAATGATGGCTTTATTTCACCCTGACGATGTACGCAAGTTAGTAATAGATAGAAAGATGTTAGGGCAATGTGCTATTCAGATACATTACTCTAAAGACCGTAAAAAAATTCTTAAGGCATATCATATTCCTGTTAATTTATTACGTGCTGAAAAGTGTAATAAAGACGGAGAAATAGAAGGCTATTATTATTCAGATAATTGGCAAGACGTTAAAAAGTACGCACCAAAGAGAATACCTGCTTACGGATTTTCAAACGAACAAATAGAAATACTTTTTGTAAAGCCTTACACGGTAGGCATGAAGTATTACGCCTATCCTGATTATCAAGGTGCTGTTCCTTACGCTAAACTGGAAGAAGAAATTGCAGATTATTTGATTAACGAAGTTCAACACGGATTCAGCGGTACAAAGGTTATAAACTTTAACAATGGCGTGCCTACTGAAGAGCAACAAAGTATTATTACAAACAAAGTAAACGCACAATTAACGGGTTCCAAAGGACTGAGAACTATTGTGGCTTTTAATGCAAGTGAAACAAGCAAAACAACCGTAGACGATATTCCGTTAAACGATGCTCCTGAACATTATTCGTATTTAAGTGAAGAGTGTTTACGCAAGATTATGTTAGGACATAATGTAACATCTCCTTTGTTATTTGGTATTGCAACTTCAACGGGTTTCTCGAGTAATGCTGATGAACTTAAAAACTCAAGTATATTGTTTGATAATATGGTTATTAAACCTATGCAAGATGAGTTACTTGAAGCTTTTGATAGAATATTAGCTTATAATGGTATTTCTTTAAAGTTATTTTTTAAGACTTTGCAACCTTTGGAGTTCATGGACTTAGAAAACGCTCAAACAGAAGAACAAGTAGCAGAGGAAACTGGCACGGAATTAAGCTCGCAAGGTGATAAAATTGCACAAGCGTTAATTGATTTAGGTGAGGACGAAAATCCCGACTGGATATTAATCGATGAACATGAAGTTGACTACGATACAGATGACAAAGACAACGAGATATTAAGCAAAGAGCCAAAGCAAAGTTTATTGTCAAAGGTTGTTAATTTAGTTTCAACTGGCGACCCTCGACCTAATTTGCGAAGTGGACAAGACGCGGTAATTGATGGCGTTAAATTTTTAACTCGGTATGTTTACGCTGGAGAAACTGGCGGTAAGTCAGGAAAAGGAAGACCATTTTGTAAAGCCATGATGTCGGCAAATAAAGTTTATCGAAAAGAGGATATTATAAAAATGGGAAGCCAACCCGTTAATGCAGGGTTTGGAATTGATGGAGCTTCGACATATTCAATTTGGTTGTATAAAGGCGGTGCAAATTGTCACCACCGTTGGAATAAAAGAGTTTATGCAACGTTTGAGGGCGAAGCTATTGATGTAAACACGGCAAAACAAATTGCTGGGCGTAAAGCAGAGAAATTAGGTTATGTAGTTAAAAATCCAAGTTTGGTAAGTCAAAGAATGATTGACAGAGAGGACAGAGGATATTATAGAAAATAAGATGGCAGAGGCATTACTTATAACAAGAGATGACATCGTGAAGTTTACAGCCATGAATGGCAATGTAGACACGGATAACTTTATTCAATGGATTAAGGTCGCTCAAGATATTCACATTCAAAACTATTTAGGCACTCGTCTTTTAGACAAAATAAAAGCTGATATTGTAAACGATGATTTAGGAGGCAATTATTTATCGCTTGTAACGACGTATATAAAGCCTATGCTAATACATTGGGCGATGGTTGAATACTTACCATTTGCGGCTTATACAATCGCTAATAAAGGCGTATTTAAGCACAATAGTGAGAATGCTACAAACGTAGAAAAAGACGAAATAGATTTCTTAATTGAAAAAGAGCGTAGTATTGCACAGCATTACACGGAAAGGTTTATTGATTATATGAGTTTTAATCAAGACTTATTCCCTGAATATAACTTAAATTCAAACGGTGATATGTATCCCGATACTCAAAATAACTACACTGGATGGTTCATTTAAAAAAGTACAAGCCAAAGGCTGAAAACATTAGAAAATTACAAATTTATTTAAACAAAATAAATGGCGGACATAAAGATAAGTCAACTAACGGCGAAAGCAGCAAAGGTTGAAAGTAATGATAGGATTCCAATAGCAGACTTTAATGGAACTACTTACGACACTAAATATGTAACGGGTTCAGAAATTAATGAAGTTAGCTTAGATACTTCACCACAATTAGGTGGAAACTTAGATGTTAATGGGTTTCAAATTACGAGTGCTTCAAATGGTAATGTTATTATAAATCCAAATGGAACTGGAATAGTAAAAATAGAAACTGATTTACATTTACAAAATACAAATAGTGCTGTTGCTAAATCTCTTTTATTTTATGAGGGCGTGCCAAATGGCTCAAGTTATGTTGCCTTAAAAGCTGCTGATTCTTTAACTGTCAACACTACCTATACGTTGCCAACAGCAGATGGAACAAGTGGACAAGTATTAAGAACAAATGGTAGTGGTGCATTAAGCTGGACAAATAATGATTCGGGTTTAACGGTTAATTCAACTGCAATAACTTCGGGAACTGCTGGGCGTGTATTCTTTCAAAATGCTTCGAATCAATTATCTCAAAGTGCAGGTTTATCATGGGATGATTCAACTAAAATTTTAACCGTAGGAGTTAGCGGTGGAGATAGTCAAATATCTTTTCCAAACACAACAAGCGGTTTTGTTAATTATATAAGGAGTGAGTGGAGTCAAAATAGAATTAGAACACAGGTTGGAAATTCATTTATTGAATTAACACAGGACAGATGTTTGTTATCTCCAAGTAGCGGAACAGCAACCTTTAATGTTTCATCTGGAAATCATATTGCAACACTTAGAATTAATAATTCTGATAGATTTGTAATTACTGGCTCTGATGCAACTAATATGAGTTATTTTATAAACACAAATTTAGCTTTAGGTGGAACATCTGTTGGGACAAGTTCAAGCCGTGTTTTTGCTCAATATAGTGGAACCGCTCCAGGCTCTTCGCCTGCCGATGCTTATCAACAATATTCAGCAGATATAACAGCAGGAAATTCTGCTCCACATTTTAGAACAGAAAACGGAAATATAATTAAATTATATCAACAATCAAGTGTTGGAATAACAACAGTTTCTGATTTGGTTACAATATTACAAAATTTAGGTTTATTATCTTAAAAATATATTATGGCAATTTTAATTAAAGGAACAGAGGAAAAACAAATTAAATTATCGGGAACTGATATAGTAATTCCAGAAATTTACGGGCGTGTTGAGTTTGTAGGACGAGCAAATGGCACTACTTTGGAAATAGGAATTATAACTTATGTAAGTGAGCAAACATTTGAAGAAAATAAAGTAGTATTTACAGACGTTGAATCACGCTCTTTAACGGCTAATTTAGAGCCTAACGAAACACAATCATTAGAGACAGCTCATAAGTACGCTAAAATAGCTTATGAACAGCAAGGATATGATGTTGTTATTGACTTAAATTGAACAAAACACGAACCACTAAGTTAAATAAGTATGGCAAATAGTAACGGTTGGGGTGACGGAGCAGCAAACAACGCAATAGGTTGGGGGCAAGGTGCAAACAACGCTATTGGTTGGGGTGATATTCACGCTGATAGTTGGGTGGGTTTAACTGATATTGTAGGTGTTGCTGCTTTTACAGGAATTTTAGATACTTATTCAGGTGCTTCAGCAGCTTATTCGGTTAGAAGATTATCTTCAACATATACGGGTAATTTGATTAGAGTTAGAAGGTCAAGCGATAACACGGAGCAAGACATAGGATATGATTCAAATAATGTTTTAGATACAACCACATTGCTTTCTTTTGTTGGAGCAGGTAATGGTTTTGTAACAACATGGTATGATCAGAGTGGTAATGCAAATAACGCAGCACAAACAACTGCATTGAATCAACCACAGATTGTGTCAAGT